TTTGTTCCAGTGTTCGAATTGCCATGTTCCATTTGTACGAAAGCGGATTGTTTCGATATTTCGCCATTGCGAAAATGTCTTGACCTTCAAGGAACGCGCCGTCTTCGTCGTTTGAGTAAATGTAAACTTTGTCGATGAACGGCATTCGTTCAATACATTCGGCGACCGTGTTGTGTCGTCCATGCATGGCGGTGACGGTGATTATTTTCATTTGTTATTGCTTCGTGTTATTCGGGCAGGATTGCCGACCAAGACGGTGTTCGATTCAAGGTGTGTTTTCTTCGTGATCACCGTGGACATTCCGACCATACATTTTGAAGGTATCGTCACGCGTTGATGAATCGTTGCGTTCATTCCGATGTTCGTTTGTTCGTGTATTTCAACGAAACCACCGATGACCGCGTGCGGTGAAATCGTTACGTCCTTGTGAATGATTGAATCGTGACCGATATGAACGGTCTTCATGATATAAGCGCCGTCGTCAATGATTGTCGGACGTTCACAACCAGCGTCGATTGTGGCGTGACCGTGAATCGTCACGTTGTTACCGATCACCACGCCGAATCCGTTTTGACCTTCGTATCGTTTTGATTCCGCTGGTGCGCCTATTATGCAATAAGCACCGATTGTGACGTTGTGACCAAGCGTAACGCCCGGATAAATTATTGCTGTTTCGTGGATGTCAACCATTCTTCAATGTCTTGTCTTGTTGTTTTTCTTGTTCCTTTGAATCCAAGTTCAAGCGCTTCACGTCGAAGTTCACCGAACGTCTTTTGTTTCGTGCCAACAAAGTGAAGTTTCGGCGGTTGTTCGTTCATGTGAAGTTCGTTGTTTTCTTGACGTACAGCTGGACGAATCTTGTCTTTGTTTTGATTCAGCTTGTCCATTGCGATTCGAACACACGTTGCGCAAGCTTTGTTCAATTTACCGCAACCAAGTGCTTTGTAATGAACCGCAAGTTCTTCTTTCAAGGTGTCATCCAGATTCGCATATCGGTGACGTCCGAAGTTTTCAAGCTGGATTCTAAGTGAGTTACTTATATTCATATATCAAAATTAAATCGGAAATAAGATAGGCAACGAACGCGAATGGAATCATTGACCAATCGGTGATAAGATAAATCGCCAGCGCCGTCCAAAATGACAAGCATGATTGACAATTGAATGGTTTGGTATTCGGTAAATCAAAGGACATCAACGCCCGTGCGATCGCTACCGCAATAATCGTGTAGATCATTTTTGAATTGTTTTATTGTTTTATGAATTGTGTCAAGTGAAATTCCAGTCAGTTCCTTTATGTCCCTGAATGTCATTCCGCAAAGGTGCATTTTTGTGATTTCCTTGATGAATGGATCACCATGGTTTGAATGAAGATAAGCGTCAAGCATTTCGCTGAATTCGTTATTCGAAGGTGAATCATGTGAATCAATCACGTCGTTGATTGCTTCGCCGTCGCTTCGGTACAGTCGCCAGAATTCCGACCTTTGCCACGTCCATTGATTGAACGCGAAGCGAGCGAAAACAGCTGGAATGTCGGAAAGATGAAAGTCAAAGCGGTGCATGAGAATAAAAACATGACCAACCAAATCCGCATGAAGTTCGTGATTCGAAGTAATTTTCCGAGCAATTTGATACGCTTCATCTTTCCAAAATTCCATGTGACTAAATTACAAAATAATTAAACCAAGCGACAAAAAAATCTTGTCCGACTGGTTTTCCCTTCATGAAACGATACAACATCGAGTAATTGACCTTCATGTCTTCGGACAAGTGTTTCATGTTGTAACGCTTATTAAGTTTCGAAGTTGTCATTGTTCTCATCCAGTCAACGACGTTGTTGTCGTTAGAAAGGTAAATCGTCATTGTTTTCAAGATCCATTGTTTTTTTAAGGTGTTCAACATTTGCGTTCGATGAAAGTGAAATCGACCAAGCTTCGACGGTGTTGAAATACTTCGTCACACCTTCAGGTGATTTCCATTCACGACCACGAAGGTTGTAATTCACTTCGACCACGTCCCCGGTGTTCAGGTTCGCAACAAGATCACATTTGTCATTGACCACTTGAAAGGTCAAGAATTGTGGAAATTTTTCATCAAACGTCTTGATTGTGAAATCTTGTTTTCGGAATTTGTCCGAAATTGTTTGCAATGGCGTCACGTTGACAACCGTTCCTTTTTCTTTGTTCATGTTTATTGTATTAAAGTTATTACTATTAAAGCGCCGACGACGTAACCGAACGCCAGCGAAAAAGCCATTTTGATTCGTTCATTCCATTGTTTGCTTTCAACCATGTAGCCAGCGAAAGCCAGCGACAAGAATGGCGCGATGAAAGCGAAAAACAACATTCCGATTGTGTTCTTGTCCGCGACAAATCGAATGTAAAATGTCGAAGATATTTCCATGATAACCGCGGACGCGAAAATTATTGTGTATTTCATTTGTCCAGATTGATGTCATTTTCCTGAAGGATGTCGAAGAATTGTTCCCGGATTCGTTCAACCATGTTCGATTCGTCTTCGTTCAGTTCTTCATATTTCCAAAGCTTGCGAAGTTCGGTGTTGATTTCAAATAACGCGTTCAACATTGCCGTTCCTTTCGTGGCGCAATAGTATTCCGCGTCTTCGTCTGGTAGGTTGAATTCAAGTGTTGCTTTCATATCATTTCTATTTTATTAATGTGGCAAAATTTACCCCTTATTCTTTATTGATTTGTTAAAGGTTTCGTTGTAGTATTGTTCTCCATCATCTTTTATTTCATCACAATTTGGGTCATAATAATATGCCTCAATTATCTGCTCCTTTTCCATTTCTTTGGCTTTTGTTATTATCGTAGAAACATCATCCTCAAGTGTATCTTCATTTAATGTTCCTGCCATAGCTTGAGTAAATAATTTCATAGCTTCAACAGTTAACCATTCTACTGCTGTTTGTTTCATTGTTCTTGTTTTTTTGAACTATTCGGAATTTCCGGATAGTTGTGTTGTTCATATGTTTCAATATAGTATTGTTTCGCGTCACCATTGCACCCTTGATTCCATTCGCCATGATCATAAGCTTCAATGATTTGTTCTTTTTCCATTTCTTTTGCTTGTTGTAAACATTTGTTTATTGAACGAATATCTAATGGTGTTAAAAGAATGTGTTCAAATAACCATTCAACCGCCGTTTGTTTCATTTTATTTCGTATCGCGATCTTCGATTCCATAATTTGCTTCAATATACGATTCAATACATTCTCGTTCAATTCCTTGACCTTTGTGATAAAGCGATATTTCAATGATTTGTTCTTGTTCCATTTCAATCGCGGTGTCAAGAATTTTTGCCACCCACGGCATGTGTTCAGCCATTGTTTTCAATGAAAGCTGTTCGATTAAGTAATTTATTGCGGTTTGTTTCATGTTATTGTATATTATTAAATTTTTTGAATTCATCAATAGACACCGATTTCAAATCGAATTGACCTTCATTGCTGGTCACCGAAATCGTGTAATCATGACCAAGCTTGTTTAGATATTCAGTAATGAAAAACGCGGTGTCAAGTTCTTCGGAATGACATTCCAGAATGAAAAATTTCTTCATTTGTTATTCAATTTAGATATTCGTTCCAGATAGTATTCAGTCGCCAGTTGACAACGTTCAATCATTTGTTGTTCAAGTTCAAGGTCACGTTCAAACAACATCGAAGTGATTCGCTTCGCTGGATCAATGTGATCAACCTTGTGAAGCGCTTTGTCATCGTATTGTGTCAAGAATTCGTCCCACGTTGACACCATGCAATAAACAAGTTCAAATTCTGGTTTGTCGTAAAGATACATGTACGCGCGACCTTGCCATTCGTAATCTTTCGAATCGATTTCTTCAGGCAATTCCGGGAACGTGTCAAGCGACCAGCTTGTTTTGATGTCAATGATTGATGACACGGTGACAATGTCACATTCACCAGTCATGAAGTCGTTTGTTTTGCGAACCGCGTTCTTGTGGAAATCTTCGAACCGAACCGCGTTCAAAAGCTGAATGGATTCAAGTTCTTGATTCGTTCCTTTGTCCAAGTACCGATTAATTATCGGTGATTCATAACCATAAAAATCTTGTTTCGCGATTTGATTAATGTAACTTTTCGCCGTTTGTGACAACACATCCGTTTTTGACCGGGACGTTGTCATGAGTTTACCAATTTGTGAAGCACGCCATTTCATAATTCTAATAAATAAAGTTTAACATTTGACCAATAAATGAAGTCACGCGATTTGATGTCAACGTCCTTCATTAATTCTTGAACCAGAATCAACGCGCATGATTTGCGTGTCATGAATGTCTTCACCTTCGAATCGTATTCGATGAAGTCAAACAAGTCAAACAAATACTTTGCGCGTTGTTCCGCGGTCATTTCTTTCATTTCAATTGATTGATTTGTTCAGGTGTCAACGAATAAGTTGCTTTTAATTTATCAACCGTGAACTTTCCGTCAGTGATTGCCTTCAAAGCATTCTTGAATCGTTCTTCGTCAATGGTTGGTTTTTCATTCTTCGAATTCGTGAACGTTGTGATTGTTCCTTTCCCTGAAGCTTCGTTCCCGTCGTCGTCGATTGACTGAAGCGACAACAGCGATTGAAGCGTTCCACGACGAAAATAAGTTATGCACGCCAGTGTTTTTTGTGGATCAACAATTGTCGCTGGAATTTCCATGCACGATTCAATTGATTCACCTGAATCGATGTCAATGATTTGCGTGAAGACAAGATTCGCTTTGACTGGTTGTAAAAGAATCAAGCCATTTTCAAGTAAAATAGGTTCAACCGTTTCAAGCAACGCGTTAATGTCAGCGTATGTTTTCTTAAAATGTGGATTCGTTGCGTTCTTCGCTACCTTTCCGATGTGTTGCTTCGCTGAATGAAGCTTGTGAAACAATCCTTTCGGTGTTTCAGGTGTGACCGTGTCGGTCGTTTTTCTTGTTGTCGCCATAATTAAAGAATTAAAATTTTACCAAAGATAAACAAATTTTTCATTCGTGAAACATTTTCAATTAATTTTTGTCAATTGAGAATTCAACACGATCCAAGTGTCACACCTGAATTGAAAATTTTTGTCGAAATCACCTTTCATTTTTAATTGCTTGATTGAATCAAATCGAGTTCGTGAAATCATTCCTTTCAACCAAGCTTTCGTGAAATCATTCTTGACATTGACAAAGCAATAAAATTCACATTCTTGTTTTGCGTTGAAATTCGAAACATGACATGTGTGATCTGGTAGCGGAATCGTGTTGACACCTTTCGTTTTGATTTCAACCGTGTAACCTTGAATCATTAAATCAAAATCATGGTGTTGACAATGTTCGACTTCACAACCTTTTTTCGTGTAGTGATCGAACACCACGATTTCACCAAGCGCACCGGTCAAATTTCCGTCACCTTCACGAATTGAATTGTTTAGTGCTTTGAATTTATAAAGCATTTCAGCACGCAAGATTTGTTCTTTTGTGATTGTGATTTCAATCATTGCTTCACGAATTCATCGAACCATTCAACAAACGAATCGAAATCACGCGCAATCATGTACACACCACCAGCGCGTTCGATTGATTCTTGATATCTTTTTTGTGCTTCACTTTGACGGTCTTTTCCGACCTTGACTTCAATCTTGACTGAACGTCCACGAATAGTTGCTGAAATGTCAGCTGATCCAGCGGTGGTTGTTCCCTTCGTCCACGTCACACCGATGACTTTTCCGTCGGTTCGTTTGTTTTCCCTTGCGACACCCATTGTGTTGATTCGTTCAGCTTGGTAGCCGTTGAACTGGATGAACGATGTGATTGCCTTGGTCAATCCGTTTGCGGTCTTGTCGTCCCATTTTTTCTTGACGAAGTAATCTTTCGGAAAAGACGGATGTCTTTCGATGTCATTCGCCAGCTTCAGCGCGTCAAGTCGTTCTTTATTTTCCTTCTTCATTTTCAATGTAGTATTTGTAATAATCGTCACGCTTCAATTTATAGTCAAGCTTTTCAAACATCTTCAAATAACGATAAACGCTTCTTTCACTTATGTTCAAATATCTTGACATTCCGTTCACGGTTCGTGGTTTGACTTGAAGCAATTGAATCAATTTAATGACACGATAAATTTTGTGTTGATTCATTCCAGTCCTTTGATTTCAATCCACAACGTTCCACAAATTCCGATGACAAGACACCCAATCGCACCCCACCAACCGAATAAATAAATCGCAACACACCAAATGAAAATGGTCAAGACAATAGCTAACATAAGTAAGTAATTCATAATATATAAAATTAAAATGGACAATCGTTTTTCGGTGTAAATTCATTCGCTGGTGATCCTTCAGTCAAGATAAAATAACGACCTGAATGATTGTGACCTTCGGTGTATTTGTACCCTTTGTGGTTCGCGTATTCCTTCACCCATTTTTTGAACTTTTGCGTTGACAAGTCCCGGAATGAATTTGTTTCATTTTGGAATTCCTGAAGCTTTGTTTGATTGTAGTGATAAATGTCAAGTTCAAGATTGCCTTCACGAACGAATTCGAAAAAGTCCTTGCAAGTCGCTTGAATGAATCGCTTCGTGTCCGCGTTGATTGATGTCGTTGCGGTCAATCCTTCGTTTAGGTATTTTTGAACGTTCGCAATCATGTAGTTGTCAAATTTTGACCAGTCATCTTGTGACCATGAATCAAACAATAAACGACCGTATTCTTTCAATGGCGAATGTTGCGCGTTGAAATACTGATAAA